TTACCGTTGTCGCTTCCTCGACGATAATCTCACCTTCTCGCAGTGGGAAAAGAACCTTTGGGAGAGTAAGGAAGTAAGGTTTGAGTCGGTTAAGCCGTAGACGAGAAAGAGACAATGGCACAGATCACGCGGCAACAGAACCTGAAGGTTAGTTTTCAGTTCATTAGCTGGATACTTGCGTCTAATCGCGGTATCATGGGACACTTGTATTGGCTACAATCTGCGACGGGCGTTAATGACTACTTCACCGATCTCGACACTGACATCACATACGACAAAGCCCTTTGGAAGAGCAATTCTCTTCGCTTTGAGGGTCTTCACCGTAAGGTAGGGATTGGTCTTAGTGTCGATGATCAGTCGCTGAAGATCCTGGCCGCCCCGACCGATACGCTCTTCGGTGCTAACTTCCTCTCCGGGGCCGAAGAAGGTCTTCTCGACGGCGCCATTGTCGTCCGCTATCGCATTATCTGGGCCTTTGTATCAGGTAATGCTGCGCAGGATGTGCAACAACAACCTATTGCCGTCTGGCCACTCTTCACGGGATATACATCGGTGATAGACAAGGGCGGCCGGAGTCATGTTGAGGTAAAGGTAAAGTCGGCGTTACTTAAGCTCAATGTCAATATGCCCAGAAACTACTTCCAGCCCGGTTGTTTGTGGACGCTGTTCGATAGTGGCTGCACGTTGCTTAAAGCAAGCCACACCGTCAATGGCGTTGTAGGACCTACTCCTGATGCAACAACTCTAGCCGTTGTAGGAGGGATTGCGACACCTATAGGGGCTGATGGTATTATGAACTACGCTCAGGGGCGTCTGCTCTTTACCTCGGGCGTGAATAATGGTCTACAGGTTCTTATAGACAGCAATGACTCGTCTTATCTCCATCTGTGCTATCCTCTTAATGCCTTACCGAATGCTGGTGATACCTTCACTTATTGGCCCGGGTGCAGTAAGTCCTACAGTACTTGTGCGGCAAAGTGGGGTAATGTAGCGAACTTCCGCGGCTTTGATAAAGTTCCTCCGATCATGGTCAGTTCGTGATGAAAGAAGACGAGATTAGAGCTAGGGTAGTAGCTGAGGCAAAGAGTTGGCTCGGAACACCCTATCTTAGCAATGCACTAGTGAAGGGACCGCGAGGTGGTACCGATTGTGCTATGCTCCTTCTCGGTGTCTATAGAGCCGCGGGCTTGATAGGAAAGGACTTCGTGCCACCAGCATATTCGCCTCAGTGGCATCTACATCGCAATGAAGAGATGTATATGCTTGTTGTTCGGCAATTTGCTAAAGAGGTCATGGGGCCACCAGAACGTATGCCTAAGCCAGGTGATGTCGTTATGTTCACCATGGGTAGACTATTGGCCCATGCCGCTATCGTCATTGACTGGCCGTATGTCATTCATGCTGTAGGGAATAGCAAGGTTCAATTAGACGACATATCGAAGAATACGACAGGGAAGAGAGCGTTGGCGCTAGTGTCGAAGCGTTTCTTCTCTCTTTGGGGTTAATGCCGTGGCAGCTATGTTCGGTAGTGGAACGAAGACAATTCCCGAGTTTACGGGATTGCAGGTGAATACTGCCGTTCAGGTATTGCCTATTCCTATTATCTACGGTAGTCCAAGAGTTAGTATTAATCTAACCTACTACAATGGCTTTTATTCAACGAATAAAAGCAGTGGCGGGAAGGGGATACTAACAGGTGGGAAGGGAGGAACGACAGTTAAGTATTATGCTACGTTAATTACAGCGATATGTGAGGGGCCAATCGGTCAACCTCTTTTAATCTACCAGGATCAGGGAGTGTGGCTACCGAGTGACTATCCCTCCAATGGTGCCTATTATTTCGATGGTAGTGCAACACAAGCTCCGTGGTCCTACGTGGCAGGTGAGTGGCCGAATGATAGTCGCTCGTATAAGAACACGGCCTACTATGGCTTCTCAAACGCACAGTTAGACTCTAGTGCCACCGTGCCGCAGATTAATCTAGTCGTCCAGGGATTGTTGACTGCCAGTTGCCCGTTGAATTACGCTACCTTAACGATCACCTCAGGAGAGCCTGGTCCTAGTGGAAATCCCATTTCCTTCGAGGGGAATGTTGTTCTCGGCTTCCTAGATGCAGACCCCGGTGCTGTTATATGGGACTTCTTAACAGATCCCGTTCATGGTGCTACTTTTCCTACGGAGTGGATTGACGGTAGTACGCTCTTCACGGGCGTGAATGGTTGGGACCCGAATACAGGTGATGCGGCCGTCTCGACCTTTTGTCAGGCGGTAGGGCTCGGCTGGAGTGTTGTCCTAAATAACGTTGAGTCGGCTAGCTCGATCCTAGAGCGTTGGACGAAGAACCTTAACGTAGCACCAGTGTGGAACGGAGCCATGCTGCGCTTTATTCCCTATTGGGACGAATATGCTAGTGGTAATCCCGGCTGGGACTCACGGAACGGTATTCCCCTAAAGTATTATACACCCTATACGCAAGCCATCTGCACTATTCCCATGGATCAGATCCTACAGAGCGAGAATAAAGAAGACGATCCTATTAGCTTCAGCCGAAAGGACCCGGTGGAGGTCTATAATACCGTTAGGGTTGACTTCCGCGATCGGACCAATTTCTTCAACGACAATGTTGTTGAAGCGAAGGACGAAGCACATGTAGAGCTCTATGGGCCGAGGGTGGATAACATCGGCCTGGCGAATGAGTTTAGCCTAATGGCCTATGCGAATGTCAGCGCACAGATGTTGCTTAGGCGCAATATAGGCATCATGCGGACCTACACCTGGAAGATGGGACCACTGTGGGGTTGGCTTGATCCGATGGATGTGTTGGCCATTCCCGATCCTGTTGACTATACGAAAGTCGTCTTGGTGAGGGTAACGGCTGTTGAAGACGACGAGGAGGAGAATGTGACGGTTAGTGCCGAGGAGTTTCCCGTCGGCACACAATCGCCTTCGGCTATTGCAACAGCCCCCACCACGCCGCCTAATCAGGGGATTACTAACGTGCCGCCATGGAGCGCCTTTACTCCCGTTATCGTAGAACCCACTACGCTTATGCTAAGTGCCATGGGCTTTACGACACCGCAGATAGTGCTCGGCGCTAGTGGCGGCAATAACAACTCCCTCGATCCGAATTGGGGCGGCTGCTATATTTGGGTTAGTCTGGATGATGTTAATTACGAAGAGATGGGAACCCTAACCGGCCCGTCGACGATAGGGCAGACAACATCGGCACTGGCTGCGAGTGCTGGCAGCTTCTCCGTTGATCTTAGTGAAAGCAACGGAACACTTGTTAGTGTTAGCGCCTTGGCAGCATCGGCAGGACATACCCTCTGCGTCGTAGAAGATGCGAGCGGATGGGAGGCCCTAGCATATACGACGGCAACTCTGGTGGGTCCAGGGACATATAGCCTATCAGGGCTCTATAGGGGCTTGTATGGGACCACTTCTAGGCCCTTTGGGGCTGGATCGAGGTTCCTTTTCATGGGTCCAGGTGCCAATATCTTTTCGGCCAATATGCCCGCCACCTATATCGGAAAGAATATTTGGGTCAAGCTACAGAGTTTTAATACACTTAATAACTATACGAATGAATTGAGCGAGGCTGTGGCGTATGAGTATGTTGTAGAGGGTCCGACGCCAGTAGGGCCTACTGTGCCGCCGATAGCACCGCCAGCCGCGCAAGGCAGAGTAGCAAGAAGTCCGATAGGGACTATCGTAAAGAATAGAAGAGGACAAGGGTGATGAGTGAAACTCCCGAGCAGAAGGCCGCTGATCTTGCCTCACCATTCGAGGGGTTTAGTGCAAAGCCCTATCTCGACACGTTGGCAAAGCCGCCCGTGTGGACACAGGGCTACGGCAGTATCTGGATCAATGGTGATGGTGTGACACCGATTACTACCGACTCGCCCGATATTGACGAGCCGACTGGTCGGGCATGGATGGCGAATGAGATGCGCGCGGCGGCTGATGAGATCACGCGCACGGTTACAGTTGCTCTGACGCCCGATGAAGATGCAGCACTTGATGACTTCATCTACAACCTCGGTGTGGGGACGTGGGCGCGTAGCTCTGTCCTGACCGACATTAACCATGGTGACTTCGCCGCTGCGATCAAGGTCCTGCTAGAATACGACCATGCCGGTGGTGTGGTCTATGCCGGGCTATTGCGACGGAGACAGGCCGAGGCAAGTCTCTTCAACACATAAGGAGAAACCACATGAGTTCGTTCGATTGGAACGCCTTCATACAGACCGTAGCAACAGCCCTTATTCCTATTGTCGTCACGGCTTTCGGAGTTTGGCTCCGTGGCCATATGAAGGATCAAGCGGCGA